TGACTCGGATCATCATGACTGCACTGCGTAAGCGGCCACCACGTCGGCGTTGGTGGTGCCAAACGCGGCGAGGCTGAGGACTGCCACCTTGGAGGCAGCGAGGTTTGCGGGCTTCGTGCCGACGAACCGCCAGTCAGTCGGGAACGTCAGCGTCCGCTGGGTGGCATCACACACCAGCCGCAGCCGCACCTCCCGGCCATTGGCCAGGTTGCTGGTCAGCAGCTCCAGCGCACCGGTCAACGAGATGGAGTGCATCGTCTTGTCGCGGGCCGCGAAATCCAGCGTGACCTGCGCGGCGTAGGTGATCGTCCCGTAGCCGCTGGCAGGCTGGAGGCCGGCCGCCGATGTCGTGACCGTCGCCGGCAACGGGTGGACGTGATCCCCCCGAGCAGCGCTGCTGGCCGTGCCGGCAGCTGCCGTACCAGGCGCCTGAGGTGTGGCGTCGCTGAGTGTTGGGACTGTCGGCCTGTTGGACAGGTCTGCGTAGCTGCCACTCGTCGCCACCGTCGCAAGGCTTCCAGGCTGCACGGCAGTATCTGCCTTAGCGCCCTGGGCGGCTGTTGCGAAGTCTCCGGTGTTCGCCGCTGCAGCGGTGCCGAGCGTCGGCTTGTTCAGGATCTGCGCGTCGCCGCTGGAGGCATTCCAGTCGGCATTGACGTTCACCTCGGCGCCGGCCGCGATGCCGTCGAGCTTGGTCTTGTCCACTGCGGCCATCAGGCCGGCATTACTTCCGTCCGCTGGTGGGAGCGTTACATCTGCCCCTGTACTGCTTGTCAGAAGTCGAGTGGACGCTACATATCCCAGGTCCGTTCCCGCGCCTCCGCCTCCGCCTTCTGGGAAGACAATATCTTCCCAGTCTGTATCGTAATCAAGGTCAGAAGCCTTTCTTAAGTATTGATTCTTGAGGCCGCCGGGCGCCACCCCGGGAGACGCTTCACCTATTGGTGCCGGGATGTACTGGCCCATCAGACGTACTCGGTGACCTGCGCTGCCCCGTTGGCGTTCGTCCAGATGCCGTAGATCGCATTGGCAACAATCAACTGCTGATCAAACAAAAGGAATGATCCCGGTTGCATTTCGATGAACGAATTGCCAACCGTGGCGGGATTGCTGAATGACAGATAGAGCTTGCTGGTGCTGATGTTGCTGACCGACAGCCCCTTGCGGTTGGCATTCAAAGCCAGAATCAACACGCTGCTAGCGGCGCCGGCAACAGATGTCGTCGTCGGCGTGCGCGCTGCGGCAGTCACCGACGCGACGCCGGTGATCGAGACCGAGCCATCAACCGTGAGCGAGCCACCGCCGTCGCCAACGGCAACAGGTGTTGCTCGGAGCTGGGCATCGGTCAGCGGACCATCAACTGTGATCGAACCTCCCCCGTCGTCGACGGTTAAACTGCCACCCGCATCGCTCACGGGTTGCGTAACGCCACTGCCGTCAACGGGAATTCTGCTGCCAACGAGACTTGGCAGCTTGCCGTTAATGGTCGACAGCGAGGAGTTGCCCGTGGTTTGCAGCGCAGACGTGGCGGCACCAGTCGGCAGTGGCTGCGACGCTTGCGTCACCTCGACCGCAGAGGCGCGCAGCTGCGTATCGGTCAGCGGGCCATCGACCGTGATCGATCCGCCACCGTCGTCCACAGACAGTGTGGAGCCGTTATCGCTGACGGGGACGGGGTTTAGCGAATCATTGTCGACGGTGACATTGCCGACAGTGATATCACCCGAGAGGTTCAGCGTTGCTGCCTGAATGTCGACAGGTAGCGGCTTTCCGTCGGTTGCCGTGACCGCGATTTCTTCGTAGATGCGCCCGCCGATTGTGATGGAAGGCATGTACTGCTACCTGATTCGTGGCTTCATTCTATCGGCCTGCCTCGGCATGATTCGGCTCACCTCCGAGGTTGCACGTGTCAAACGTTTGCGCTGGTATTCAGTTGCCCGCCCCCGAGACTCCCGCTCCCATGGCTTGCACCGAGAGCTGCAATGCTTCGATTGCCGCCTGCTGGCGCTGAACAACGTCAATAAGCATGACCGTCAGGCGATCGTACGCAACTCCCTCTGGCCGCAGCGGAGCATCGGTGTCTTCAGCGTCAACCCATTGCTCCTCGCATGCCGGCTCGAGCACGTTGCCATCGTCATCGAGGATGGCCTCAGACTTTTCCTGCAACAGGATTCGCTTGCTGGGGCGTCCCCAGTGAACGAGGCGTGGGTCGATGTCCGCCAATTCTTCCGCGATTAGGCCGTAAAAGCCCCATGCGGGATTGTCCGCCTCGCAAGTGCTGCGATACCAGACCGGTCGAGCCCCGAAGACTACGTTGTCGGCATACTGCGACCCCAGGTCTTCAACATCCTTTTTGTAGCGGATGCTGGATGTGCTCCGCCGGATGTCCCCGGCGGAGTCGATGGTCATGTTGACTGCGGCTGCAGTCGTCGCTGTATAGCTGCCCAGGGATGCAATCGTGCCCGCAAAATAGTTAGCCGCGTCTCCATCGGCATAAAAGTTGAAGCGACCTGTCCCACTGCCGATACTGCTCAAGAAGCCGTAGTTCGTGCCCGCCGATGTCAGGTCACCACTTGCCCGGAAGCCGACTTGCGTGGTGATCGTCGTATTGGTACCCCTGGCAACGGATCCCAGCGCGTCGAAATGGCGCAGTGTCGGCAGGGTGAACGCACCAGCCGAGTTTGCGGTTGTAACTGCTGACCGGAACACGTTGGCCTGGCCGGTCACCGTGTTCTCAACTTGGCCATCGACGTAGTGATAGATCGAGCTCGCTGCGCCACGGATCAGGCCTGCCCAGTAGGCACGGATGCCTGCGGAGGTGCCGCCTCCGGTCATGAAGCCTAGCCGCTCACTCTCCAGCACCAGGCGAGGCGTGCCAGCCAGTGTGAACGCCACCGAGCCAGTGCCGTTGTTCTGGAACTCGAAATTGCTATCCGTGCCGCCATAGCGGACGATGCGCGCCCCGATCTGCCCCGCCGCATGGTAGAAATCAACCAACGACTCGCCGGTTCCGGTCCGCAGGCCGCCCACGCGGACCTGCGCCGATCCAGTGGAGATCTGCGATCCGGTTTCCAGCGTGGCGCCGATGCCGACATTCCCTGTGAAGGACGGCGAAGCGAGGGGCGCCGCGCCAATGCTGTTATACGAAAGCGTCCTCGATGACGATCCATTGAACGTCGTCCCGGAGGCGTCGCCGCTGCCGGTATTGCTGAAGGTTAGAGCGTTGACTGTCGTCCTCGCATTGCTCAGGCGGGAATCATTGCCGGCGCAGAAATCAGTTGCACCAGTTCCAAACGAGCCTGCCTGCAGTACGCCGCCCGCGCCGGTGATAATTGGCAGTCCCGAGGTTGTCCCGATCGCGCCGGCATTGGTGATCTGCCCGTGGGTGTGACCAGAGGCGGCAGCGCCGATTGTGTTGAACGAGATCGTTCGTGCCGCGCTGCCATTGAAGGTGCTGCCCGCTGCAGCGCCGGTACCCGAGCCATCGAACGTCAGTGCGTTCGATGTGTTCCGCGTATCACTCAGCCTGGCGTCATTTCCCTGGCAAAACGTGCCAATCGTGGAGCCAAACGTACCGGTCTGCAGGATGCCGTTCGTTCCAGTGATGACTGGCAACCCGGAGGTTGCGCCGATGGCGCCACCGCTGGAGATGTTGCCATGCGTGTGCGTTTCAGCCGCTGCACCAACGCTGTTGTAGGAGATCGTTCTCGCGGCGCTGCCATTGAATGTCGATCCTGGCGCCGAGCCGGTTCCATTGCTCGCCAGGGTCAGCGCGTTTGGCGTCAGTCGGGTATCACTGAGGCGCGAGTCATTCCCCTCGCAGAAAGTGGTTGCCGAGCTACCGAACGTACCAGTCGTAATGGCGCCGCCTGTGGTTGTAATCAGCGGACGTGATGCCGTCACGCCAATCGTGCCAGTGCTACTGATTGATCCCAGCGTGTCCTGCTGGGCCAGGGCGCCGAGTCCTAATACCGTTCGCTGAGACGCGGGATCAGATGCGGCGATCAAGTCGCGCCCCGCCTGACTGCAAGCGATCTCTTCGACTGGTCCCGGTGTTGCGCCCGCCTTGCCCAGCAGGCGGTTACCTGTGGAGACAGCTTGCATCTTGGCATAGCTGACTACGCCGTTATCAATGGTCCACGTCGTGCCGCCGCCGCTGACCGTGATATCCCCTCGGTCGCCATCGGTCAAGGCGGCACCTGGAGGGACTGCCCAGCTCCCGTCCGCCCGCAAGTAGTTAGACGTTCCGCCCCCGGAGGCCGGCGCCAATCCCGCTGCTGCATCGGCCACGAGCGGCAACGTTGCGCCCGTCCCCGTGCTGCTGGCCAGGGCGCGCGTGCTCGCCGTGTATGAAATGTTGGTTGTCAAGCGGGTGTCGTTCCCTTTGACAACTTCCCCTGCGGCGGCATTACCGGCAGCGGCGACGTTCAGCGCCGCAGATGTGCCTAGCGTTGGCCTGCCAGAGAGGTCGCCATACGCGCCCGTCGTCGCAACGGTCGCCAGTCCCTCCGACAGCGCAATCGTGCCCGACGCATTTGGCAGATAGATCGAACGATCCGCCGTGGGATTCGTTGCATACAGAAATGTTTCAAAGTCGTCCGCGGACGAGCCTTCAAAAGCAATTGAACCGCTGTGGTCGATATACAGCTGATTCGAGCAAGAGGCGCTTGGAAAGCTGATTGTCCCTTGAAAGACCTGCGCACTTGACCACGTATTGGCCGTTTCCAGTAAGGCAACCGTGCCTGTTGCGTTTGGCAGTGTGATCGTGCGATCAGCAGTCGGATTGACAACGGCCAGATACGTCTCGAAGACGTCATCTGTTGACCCTTCAAAGCCAATTCTGCCTGTATTGCTGAAGATTACATCCCCGGTGATGGTCCCGCCGGTCAGGTCGAGCTTGCCGCTGACGGCACTGGCGGCGCTATTGGCAGTAGCGGTCGCTGCGTTGGCAGTAGCTACGGCTGCATTTGCCGTTGACAGCGCTGTGTTCGCAGTTCCGCTGACTGAGTTGGCCGTGGAAACAGCCGCCTGCGAATTATTCAGCGCCGTGGTCGCATTGGCAGAAGCGCCCTGAGCTACGCTGTTTGCGGTGTCAGCCAATGAGAAGGCCTGCCGCACTGAATTCGGGGTCGCGGCCTTTGACGTGCTTGTGCTGTTGGTGCTGTCTTCCAGCTGCAGGATGCCGGGATCAGTCAGGGATCCCGCAGGGACAGATCCGCCACCGCTGACGCTGACGACGAACCACGGGCCGCCATTCTGCGGATCAGCAAGCAACCGATTATTGATCCGATCGACGTAGACCGGCAACCTCCGAGGGTCCTTATTGCTGCTCATCGCCGCCGCTATTTATGGCGATTCTAAGATCTCAACGAATGATCACCGGGGCGCCCGGAGCATCAGGGTCAACCACTTGCAGGACCGGAAAGCTATTGCCTGCAATCGTCACTGCCGTCTCGAAAGCGTTGATCCCCTGATTGAAGACCCTGAGCGTCTGCGTGCCGCGCTCCAGCCACCAGTCGTTCTGTCGGCACCACTCGACCAGTGGCTGATCGCGATCATTCCAGAGCATTGGCCTTGGGTCTGGCCGGATTGAGTCGCGTGGATCGCCATCGGGGAACAGGATGAGTCCCACCGTGTCCGCCACCGTCAGGATGTACCGATCCCAGCTGAGGCGCCGCAGGCGGAAGTATTCCATGATCTCCTCGCTGTACAGGCGTCGCTCGGCCTGTGCAGCGAACTCCAGGAAGTCGCGCGAATCCCCTGTCGGGTAGTCACTGGGCTCCAGCCAGGGGACACCGCATCGCCAGCGCAGCGCGTGGATGTGCTTGCAATCACGTCGTTGATCTCGCCGCCTTGGGAGCGTTCGCCATTGCCTGTAGTAGCCGGCGCCTTGCTGCTCCCATGGGGATTGGGCGCTGCGAGCGGCGCTTGGCATCGGGAAGAGATCGCGCCTTTGGCCGGCGCTGGGGATCTCGAGGTTGGCCACTGCGCCGCCCAAGTGATCTGGACAGCAGCAGAAGAACTTAAAGCTGCTGCACAGGTACCGGCCTGGGCGCCAGGTCACTGGCTCCATCGGGTTGTACGGCAGCTTGTCCCAGTAGACGCGCCCGTTGCGCTCGATGCGCCCATGGGGACGCGAGAGATCGAACACCAGCGTCATCGTGCCGGGGTTGGCCGCAACCAGTGTCAATGCGACGCTGCCGACATCGCGCTGCACGAGATCAGTCGGATACTGGGGGCCGATGGCCGAGTCCTCGAACTGGTCGCCCACGAAAATCCCGAAGACCGCAACCTGCCCGGGCGTGAGGATGCCGCTGACGCGCCAGGTCAGCGTGTGATTCGCCACGTCCGGATCCGACGTGTTCAGCGTGATGTCCTCCTCGCGCAAGGGTTGCGGCAGGATGATCGATCCACGCGTCCGCACGCCCGCATACCAGGCCCGCTCCGGAGATGTTGCGCTCGGGAACAGCGAGACAATCTCCTTGGATGTGCCGTCGACTGCCCCCGTGACGAACCGCGCCAGGGTATGAATGCTGAAATCAGCCCAACTCCGACCCGTCCCGAAGTAATACTCCTGTCCAAGGCGCCAACGCTTGTAGTCGCTGTCGCGGTTGTATGACTCGATGACAGTTGGATACGCCGTGCTGCCGTACTCGCCAGCGCCGGTCCCCTTACGCGGGTAGACACCAGCAGCGCGCTTGGGCAGGGGCCTCGAGATCGGAATCATCCGATCCGGTGCGTCAGGCCTGCTCCCCAGGCCGCGCTTCATCAGAAGTATCCGCCCTGGGCGGCGACAATCACCCGGGTTGCGGCGCTCGGTGCGCTCAATGCAGCAGTCACGCCGACGTAGAGGGCGCGATCAGCCGGCACGTAGAGGCCGGTGTTCTTCTTGTCCGTTTCGGACGGATAGGTCGCCATGGTTGCAGCCGGGCTCGCTAGAGACGGCACGGGCACTGACAGTGGCGGCAGGGAGATGTTGACGCGCTGACCAGCGGTGTTGCCGCCGGGGATGGCCGCGCCGCAGATGTAGGCCGTGTTTGTCGTCGTGATACTGCCGGAATTAGAGGCGCTGCTCACGAACAGCAGCACCGAGCTCTGGGTGGTCGAGGCTTCCGTGATCAGGATCGACAGGCTGTCAATGACAGCGCCCTCGTTCCCGAAGCAGTCCACCAGCAGAGACAGGCCCGAGGGGATGATGCTCGTGTAATTGGTGGCGCTACTGAGAGCTGCGACACCACCGACGATCTGGAATTCATGCAGCGGCCGATCAACCAGCAACGGCTGCTTATTGGTGGCGCTACTAGCCAAGATCCTGCTCTCGATTGCGTGGAACTATCCTAACCGCGACGATTAAGCCTTCTGCGGAGGTGGGACATTGCGCTGCGGGCCAGCGCCGGGGCTGGCCACGGATGTCGACATGCCACGCGCTTCCGGCGACACGGCCATCGGCTGCACGTTCTGAGGCGGCGGCACGTTCTGCTGCATTGCTGCATCGATTCGCCCAAACGGGTCCGACGCCGGCATCAGTCGGCTGCCGGGCTGGAACGCCGCGTCTGCTGTGGCGCCAGGAACGTCGGAACCCCTGACCTGCGGCGCCATTGCACTGGCGAAACCGGATGTGAGCCGGCCGGCGATTGGCGCCACGTCTTGGTTGGGCAGGAACCCATCCTTGTACACATTCGTTTTCTGTCCCGTCGTCAGAACATTGACTCTGCCGAAAGGAGACGCGTACTCGGGATACGGCGTAACGCCACCCCCTTGGGAGGTGAATACGTCGGGATTGTTTGGCACGAGGCCAATACTTCCACCGAACATCTCGCCGATCTCCTTGTACCGCTTGGCGTCAAGGATCATGCCATCGGTGACCTGAGGCCTTTTCATCACTGTGCACCTCTCCAGAAGCGTTTCAGGCCTGCAACCTGATTACCCAGGAAACCGGCTGCCATGCGGCGCTGCTCGTCGGGGTCGTTGTAAGGCTCGCCCATGGTGAGCATGTCGCCTCGCACTGCAGGCGTGTCGACCTCGGCATTCATGGCTGCGTTCCAGTCCACGCCGGGATTGGCGCCATAGCCGGCAGCGGTGGTCATGGGCTGATTCACATTGCCAGGCATCCCGGGCACATTCAGTGTCGAGTTCGCGGCAGCATTCCAGTTCACCTCCGGCCCCTGCTGGTAGCCGGCAGCCCAGCGCGGGTCTGCTGACGGGGGCGCCTCAACCATGGAGCCCGGCATCTCGAGGACGCGGTTCAGCTCTTCGCGGCGCTGCGCATTCGGGCCACCAGGCAGCGGCAGCGTTGCGTTCATGGCAGCGTCCCAGTTCACTGGGTCGCCCTTCTCGAATCCGGGGCCGTATTGAGCGTTGATCTGCGGAGGCTCAGCCAGTTGCCCCTGCATGCCGAGAATCCTGTCGCGGCCCTGGCTGAAGGCAGCGGACTGCGCGGCATCGACTTCCGCCAGCTGCTGCTGCGTGAACATCGGGCTGTAACCGGCGGTCGTGTCCTCCTGGATCAGGCCACGCTTTCGCTGCTGCTCAAGGAAGCGATTCACCATGGCACGACCGCTTTCGGTCTTGTTCATGGCGTTCATCCATTCCTGGATATCGGCGCGATCCGAGTAGCCGACATCGGTAGCACGGGGGCCTTCCTCGGCGGCGCGCTTGATCTCCGGGTTCTGTGCCCAATAGGGTTTCAGCTCGACCGGGGGAGGCAAGGGCCGCCCGCCGCCCTGGGTGATCATCCGGTTTACCTCGGCGCGGCGGTTGTCAGCAGCGGAGGTCGTTAGCACCGGAGGTGCACCCTGGCCAGGAGGAGTCGTATTAACCGAGGGCTGAGCCACCGCCATGGGCGCGGTCGGGGAGATCTGGCGTGCCCGATTGATTGCTGCGTCTCTGCTGCCGGCAAAAGGAGATACGTACGTGCGACCGCCAGAGCCCGGCGCGCCAGGGGCGGGAGACAGGGTCGAAGCAGTCGAAGGCCTAGGGCGCTGGCCACCTCCGCTGCGAACAGGCGCATTCAACCACGCGTCATAGGGACTGGCTTGTTGTCCGAGGTCGACACCGAAAAATCGTCGGGTCGTGTCACCGTATGTCGGCAATGGACGGGACATCTGCTGCTGCAGCCAGCGGGAGCCCTGAGCGCTCGCTCCGCTAATGACCTGGCCAAGCTGCCCCCAGACAGGGCTTCGAGCTAGACCGCTGGGAGATGCCAGGCTGTATGACCCGTCCGCGTTGCGCCACCGCCGTCCCTTACCAGGCACATTGACCCAACTCATCCTTACCTCCAATTCATGGAACCTGTCGCCTGCAGGACGCGGGTTCCCACGGCTGTGTCTGCTGGCCCCGGGATGGCCATGATGAACTCAGCGCCGGCACGCTCGTATGCGTAACGACGAACTTCCTCTCGGCGGTAGTTCGCGACGTAGAGCGTTTCGGCGAGTAGATCCACCTCCCGCAGGTAGACCTCTCGGTAGTCCTTGGCCGCCTTAAGCGGATCGGACTGAAAGATCGCGCGGTCGGTATCACCGGTGATCCGCTCAATCCGGCTGGGCTGCGGTTGATCCGCGACCCGGAAGACCTGTGAGACGGCATACGCCTTATCACAGCGATCCAGGTGCTCAGTGACGCGGTCGTAGAAATAGGAATCCGGGATCCGCGCCATCGCCTCTTCCAAACGGGCGACATCACCCGCCGGGATATTGGCGCCTGTGTTCACGCCAAGATGCCAGCGGCAGCGACTCTTGTTGTAATTGTCGAGCTCCACCGGCAGCAGCGACCTTTTTTGATTCTAAGCGTTCAGCCGACATAGATCACGTCGTCAGCAATGACCTGATCCCAGTCCACGCGGCCGATACGACGGAGTTGGTCGAGGTTCGCGAAACGCTCGCCGGAAAGGCTCATCCGAAGCTCCACGATTTTTTTGGCAGTGGCGTAACCGATGCCCTTGACCGTCTTGGCAATTGCTTCTGCGCTGGCGGCGTTGATGTTCAGCCGGGTGTCGACAGGGATCACCGACTCAGGAATCGTGTCCTCGTCGGCCCTGCCATTTGGCAGCTGCGGCGCAGGGGTCTCGCCAGTCCGACCCTTTCCGGGCTCATAGGAGATCAGGTCCACCAGGGCGACGTACTGGATGGAGCCGGTCGCGTTCTTGACCATGGCCCAATCAGTGTCGTGGTAGTTGATGAACTCCACGATCTGGCCATTCCGCTTGTTCTGATACAGCGCCATAAAAAAGGGGGCCCCATGCCGGTGCCCCCAAGTTTAACGACTGCGCGTCAGCCGCTCGTTTCGGTGATGAACGGAATCGTCACGTCACCGAGGTCAGCCACGGCGTCGGACAGGAAATACGCCACCTCAACGATCAGCGGCGTGCCGCCTTTCTGGGTGGAGTAAATGGCCGAGCCAGCCGAAGTGCCAGAGCTATTGGTCACGTAGACCTTGAGGGTCTCGTTTCCAGCCAGGATGGCAGGCGTGACCAGGCTCTTGACAGTGGCTTTCGGGGCTACGGTCGTACTGGCCACCGCCAACTCGCTCGAGGTCGTCGAAGCGGCCGAGGTCGTGATGGTGTCGTCGTTACCGATGGCGTCAGCCAGCTTGAGCCGGTTGGTATCGGTGCCGACGAGACCCGAGAACGCGGTACCGACGCCACGGTCCTTGCGCATGTCGGGCACACGCAGGCCGAGGTGGTAAATGCTGGCACCAGCGGGGACCACCAGACCAGTGATACTGGCCCGGGGCTTGTCGTCCGCCCGGCGATCGGGGGACGGGATGATCACGTCGAACGAAGTCGCACCGACATTGTCGTCGGGCACCAGCGCGTAACCGGTGACGTGGTAGTAAACGCGACCCGGGACTGCAACCACCGGCTGGCCCTGATAGGAGCTCAGGCGGTTGACGTAGTTACCGGGATAGATTTTCTTCGCCATGGGTTTTACCTCCTATCAGTAGACGAAGGAGTAAGCCACGGTGACGAAGTCCTTGTTCAGGATTTCGAAACCTGCGAAGAGCGACCAGATCATGATGATGAAACGACTGAAATCGTCGTTATTGTTCAGCAGGATCTGCGCATTGTTGCCGCCGATGCCCACGCCCACGGCCTGAGGGCCGAAGAACAGCATCGGGGATGCAACCGTCACCGCACTGGTGATCGACGCATCGGTGATGGTCACCTGCAGGCTCTTCTCGGGCATGTTGGTGCTTTCGAACCAGCGCACGCCTTCGAAGAGAAAGCCGCTCACTATGTTATCCTGGGGTTGTTTATCCCCCAGTTCTCGCGGTTTGCCATCCCGTGAGGTCAGACTATCTCATCTACTTAACCGTTGCTATGCAGGGAGTTAAACTCGAGATCTCAGAAGAAACCGTCAGAAAACTGGCATCCGAATGGTCGGATACCCAGGCAGCCAAGCTGCTTGGTATTGCCACGTCTAGTTTCTTTGTGCTTCGTAAACGCCACGGAATCCAGTCATTCACGAAGAGCACCGGTTGTAGGCGCTCGTTGCAGGGCGGCCAGTTGCTCCACCCAGGACAGGGCACAGCTCATCCCTGGCACAGAGATCTAAGGGTTGACTGCTTCCAGAACATCGACAGCCCGGACAAGGCCTATTACCTGGGCCTGCTTGCTGCCGATGGTCACACATCCTTGAAGCCCAATGCGAAGTTTACTTCAATTGAGCTGCAGTTTCCCGATGCCGATGTCCTGAATGGATTGGCAAAACTGCTTAATTACAGGGGATCCTGCGAGAGGGTGACGAGAAAAGGTAAACGCCCATCGGGGCGCCTCCTGATTCATAGTCGCTTGCTAACTGAGTCACTCGTGTCCCAAGGGATCACCTTGAACACTGAACAGCATTTTCTGCCGTCGACGATTCCTCGTGAACTGCGGGGGCATTGCTTAAGAGGTCTTCTTGACGGCGATGGCCATATTAGCGCCAAAAAGAAGTCTTTATACCTCTGCAGTTGTTCTCAAGCGATTATCTTTACTGTGTCGAGCTGGGTGGCGGAAGGCTTTTCCGTCGAGCCAGTTATACACAGTCGCGTTTTGCCGTCTGGCAAAACCTTCTTCACGATGACCTTTGGCGGCAAGCCTCGCAAGATCCTGCAGTGGACCTACGGAGCTGGGGCCCCATGCATCACGCGGAAGAAGCTGGAAGCAGATACTTGGATTGAAATGGTTAAGTAGCGGGGCACTCGTGGGTCCATTACCGAGTTTCCTCTCGGGACCTAGTCGTTGAACCTTCCAGGTTGTGGCCTGGCTTGGCTGCGGATTTGCCGTAGTAGGGAGGCATTCCCGCAATTCACCCCGTTTGCTGCATGACTCGCATCATGCAGGCCCGATGGTTTCAGGCATCACGGGCTGACCAGCAACAAAGCCGGCCTGACCGTAAGCAGGGCCCATGCCACGGAAGAAGCTGGCATTGGGGGCCAGTTCCGGTTGCATGGGGTTGACCATCCCATTACCTGCGTAACGAGCGATCTCCCGGAAGGAGTCGTTCTGACGCAGGTGCATCATTGCGGTGGGATCCGCAATGCAGCGGTAGTACCCATCAGCGAAGGTGGGGACGTTCACGTAGCTCCCTGGGTTTCTCATCCCCAGGGCGTAGACTATATCTTGAGCTAGAGCACCAATGCATGGGGCGTCCCGCGGCCTCTATTGACCCAATCCATCTTCGTAGAGCATTGGTGTTAGCTCTCCGGCGCTATTGGCCCTCATCCTCCGGCCTGGAGGGTACGGCCTAGTCGTTGAACCTTCTAGTCATTCCTGACCAGCTTGGCTGCTGATCGCCCTATTCACCTCTTTTCAACCATTCACGCTCGCCGTCGCCGGCCACGTTGTAGGGAGATGAACGCGAAGAAGGGGTTCCAGCAATTCACCGGATGTTTGCGCCTAGATTGCCCTAGGCGAGCGCAACTACTTTACGCTTGCGCATGTCTTTGACCACCTCGAGGAGGTCGGTCTTGACATCGAATTTGGCCGACTCACCAGCCGCGTAGGTCAGGAAAGGCGCAGAAGACGCCTTTGCTTTCTTCAGCGGATAGTAGTAGCCACCTTTGGTGCTATCTGCAGCTCCATTGCCTTCAGCTTTGAACAATTCATCGCAGAAGACGCGATCGCGCCAGCGGCGATAATCGTCCAAAAGCGTAAGGCTTCCGATCGATTGATGGAAGACATTCAGATTACCAGTATCCAGCAACATGCGCTGGGCGGTAAGCAAGGTCTCCCTTGCGATCTTGAACGTAGAAGGTGCAGAAACATCGGTAGGATCTGCGGGTCCGGTATATTCTTTGAGAGAAACCAGAACCTTATCCTTCACGATGCTACGCGAAGATGCGGTACCGAGCGTTTGATCAGCTGTGCGTTCACGGCTATCTTTGGTGCCAGGAGCACCCCAGAAGCGGTATCGATCAAGTTGCACAGTCTGTCCCGGTTGCTTAGCAAAATCATGCACAACAACCGGCTCCACAGCCATCTCAACGATGTAAGAAGGATGTGGCCGATAAAGCTCAGCACCAAGCAGCTTCGGAAAATCGTTATCAATCCACATGGGATGAAACGCTCCAAATTGTCAAGGTACGAGAAAGCGCGCTAAGCGCCTCCTGTCTCTTACTATAGTAGTGTTTTATAGGGAGAAACTTTGGACGCTGCTGACGTCCGGGGCCTGCTGGGTTTGCTGCTGGCGGACGGCAGCCTTGCCCCATATCGCGCTCCTGGCGGGGGTTATGTGCAGTTGACCCTGACCGCTGGTCCGTCGGAGTCCGCATTCCTGGAGGATAAGGTCGCCGACTTCCGCCATTTTCTGCCCACCAAGGCCCAGATTGTTCCCTACAACACGACGCCGCGCTCGAATGGCAAGACCACTCCCGTCCTGCGATTTCGCGTCTCCACCAGCAAGCTGTTCCCGATCTACAACTTGCTGTACCCTCGCGGCGAGCGCCGGATCACCAGCACGGTGATCGACATGCTCGGGGCGCAAGCAGCCGCGTGGCTCTGGGCAGAAGGCGCTCGGCCGCAAGCCGGCGGCACGACCGAACTGGCGCGCGTTGGGCTCAGCACGCAGGAAGCGCTCCTGGTGCAGCAGTGGCTGGAGATGCTCACGGGGGCCGTTTCCCAGGTCGATCTTGAGCGCGTCAGGCCCCGGCTGTGGTTTGACGCCGAGCAATCTCGCAAGCTCAAGGATGCCCTGAGCTCTTACGCACCGAGAAGTCGCCAACACCTGTTCAACAGCAACCAGTGGGATGTCAGTTCAATTCGTGGCCACCGCACTCAGCTACTGTATGTGGAGCGGCAGGATTCAGCACCTGGGCAGGAAGCGACGCCCCTGGATGATGCTGCAGCGCTCTGAGCTCGAGTTAACCTACTTGCGCCATATCCAGCGGCAACTGCGTGCGTCATACCCGGGTCAGCTGGAGAGCGAAATCCTGACGATCCCCACACGCGGCTTTTATGACGACCACCGCTTGTTGGTGCATTGTCCTGAGATGCAGCATATTTACGACTTGCTTTATCCCCGCGATGAAAAACAGGTCACCCGTATCGCCATGGACATTGCAGGCGAGCACGGGCTCCGCACTCTCTGGTGCGATCGGGGGCGTTCGGATGGGACGCGGATCTCCTTTGCTAATTTCCGCTCAAAGCCGCTGACCACGTCTGCCGCATTGCTCCTGGACAGTCATGGCTTTGGGGCTACGGAAGAGATCACCACGAAGGGCGGCTTCGCTATCGAGCTGAGCCCCGAGGAGTCCGAACGTTTTGCCAAGCGCGTCTACCCCCACGTTCATGTCTCGATGCGTCGAGGCCTGCGCAGTGGAGTTCGCTAGATTTAATCAGCCCCGAAGAAGAACGGCGTCAGGGGCTTTTTTCCAGGAGCCTGGGTTTTTGCCGTTTCCCTTGGCTGGTGAGTGACCGCCGTGCGATTGATCCCCGTGCGGCGGCGCCTGGGAGTTTAGCAGAGCGAACTAGCATGGTGCCTACTGGCTAAAAGTAGGTGGCGTCTTTACTGGATCAGTCCTCCCAGCAGGAAGCGTATCGGCGGACATATGGAGGCAGCGATAACACGGCGCCTTCTTTTGTCCGACCAGCCTATCTGCAGTACAACTCACTCAGCAAATCCCGAGAGCTCGGTCGCGTTGATAACTTCGGTGCGCGTCTAACCGGGATCGTGGGTGGGCATACAGGGCGCTCCACCCTGTTCTTTCGCATTGAGACGAGTGCTATCGCCAAGATCGGCATCGTCAAGCGCATGGATCGTCCAATCACGGACCGCACCATCAGCGTCGGCGTTTTGGACGCAGATCACAATCCGTTGCCGCTCGGTGAAAACGGTTTTGCGTACATGGCGCCCATTCATAACAGCGCCAACAGTGGGGTTCTGGATCGAATGCCACCGGGTACCTACTATTTCACGGTCAGCACGAACCAGTGGCGCGAAACCCCTTTTTCCGTGGATGCCCTGGTGCAACGTTACTTGGAATGCCAGGGCGTCGTTCGGCTCCGTGGCGAACCCATAGCGCGTGTTGCATTGGTCAAGCTCGCTGGTAGCGCATCCGGGACCTGCATCGCGATTGGGACACCCCTTGCGCCCGCCAAGGTGAAGAACCTAAGCGGGAAATCAGGAGGGTCCATGCCTATTTCCTTGACGCTTTCGATCATGAGAGGCGCGGCCATTGGTCGCATGGAACCGTACGGCAGGCTCCAGCAAAACTATCGAATCAGCGGTACAGCGACGGGGCGCAACGTGAATATCGCTACGATGACAGCTAGGAAGCCGTACGGCTACGGCTACTAAACAGCAATGGCATTTTCTCAATACCTGGCGGATAGGATCCTGACTTGGGTGAAGGGCGTGTCCTTCCCGGCGGCCCTCAGCAATGTCCACATCTCGATTCACTCTGGCAACCCAGGCGTGAATGGCACGGTAGACGATGCCACGACTTCCGTGACCGGTACGGCCAATCGCACCACGGTGGCGTCAAGCGCGTTCAGCGCCGTTGGTAACGCATCCGGCGGCGGCCGTGAAATCACGAATTCATACGTGGTTCAGATCACGACGAACGCAGCCAATGGCTCGACGGTGACGTTGACGCATTTTGGCGTCTGGGATGCCGTCACTGGAGGTAACTTCCTGGCTAGCGGTGAACTGACAACGCCTGTCAGTGTCCAGCAGGGCGACACTGTTCAGTTCAATGTCGGCGCTATGGCGATCAGGGTCATCTGATGGCCAAGCCGAAGACTAATTCGACCAGATGCGTCCACCGGGATCCTATCTGCAAGAAGACCAGGCAGGGACAGGGGCGCGGCTCCAAGCCTAATCACGGTCGCAAGCCATCACGCGGACAGGGCCGCTAAGTATTGGGACATCAGCCAATACAACACAGGTATTGGCTGATTCCGCCTGACGCGCAATACTTGCCGATCAGCCGACGGTCAGCAGCGCTCCATCGGAATTGACGGCAACAGAACCGCCGGTGCTGGTCACGCGGGCGCGATAAAGATTTCCATTGAGTCCGGTCGAATCGGAAATCGATAGCGTCGTGGTTGTCGCCCCGCTATAGACACCACCATTGGTGATGTTGGAGTAGCTCGTGCCACCGTTGGTGCTGAGCTGCCACTGATACGACAGAGTGCCGCCGTCATTTGTCGTTGCACCTACGGTGAAACTCGCCGAGGCTGGCGCAGTCACGCTGCTAGCGGATGGCTGCGTGCTGATTGTGATTGCATCCAGAACTCGAGTGAGTTCAACCTGATACTTGATGGTTGATACGTCCTGTCTCTCGATAATCAGAAACAGCCGGTCGGTGGTCGCGATGGATGCCGGCCCCAAGGTAACAGCGGTCTGCTTGTCGCGTGGACGCTTTAGGCTCAACAGCGTCGCGGTCGCGGTAGGGGTATTGACGCCATCCGCTTGACGAACGAGCGCTACTCGGCCCACACCTCCAAGACTGGCGCGGAAGCCGTCTTTTGTGTATGGCTTTACCGAAATCGTGTACGTGCCTTCATTGGCGCCAGATCCATCGGTGATCTCGTAAAAGTCGACAGCACCGGTAATCCGCGTAATACTTGCAAAGCGTCCCTTGATCGCGTCACTAGCGGGGCCCGAGAGCTCTCCGGGGCCAACTAGCACTCTTTTCCCCGAGGCGCCCCAGCGATTGACCCTGTCAATGACAGTCATGGTGCTGGTTAAATATCAATCTGCGGCCAGTCTAGCGCGCGGCGATGAAGTCACCTCCCTGGCAGTCGCCTCAGGCCTACTAGGCCTCTATCCACGCCTCGTCCTCGGGGGTGGCGGGGTCGTCGGCGATGAAGCGGCCCTCCTCGTCGCGGGCGCGGACCCAGACGGTGCCGTCCGTATCGACCCGGCGTTCTTCCAGCTTGGCGATGGCCTGGGTCTTGATGGCGGGAATGGCCTGTGCGGCCCTCAGGTAGGGGTTCATGCTGCGGCGATCTCCTCAAGGACGTCGGTCGGCGGTGCTTGGGTGGCGCCACCAAGGAAGACGCGGGCGGGGGTGTTGACCACGACGAGGTATTCGTCCCACGCCTCAGGGGCCAGCCCGAGCGTGTTGACGTGATGCCCCTCCAGCACAGTCGGCGGCTCCAGCTCCTCGCCGGTTTCGGGATCCCACTGGCCGCCCTGGGTGATGATGCCGATCTCGTCGATGCAGTGCGTGTGGCTGCTGGTGATCAGCGTTTCGTCGTCGCTGACCAGGCCCTCAGCAGCGGCGAGGTCAAGGAAGGTGGCTCGGTCGGGGAAGCAGTAGCAGTACATGGTTAGAGGGAGGGTCTAAGGGGGTTACTGAGTGATTGCTTGGAGGGTGGAATCCGAGAGGCGAGAGGGCCAGAAAGCAATCCGTCGGATGTGGCCGTGAATGCGATCCGCACCATCGGAAGACCCGATACTTAGTTGATCCACGGTGCTCGGTACAGCTCCTGATGTATCCGTGCCAGCAAGAACACCGCCAGCAGCAAACGCAAAATTGTCTACGGCATATCCGGCGGCAGACTGAACGAATCCAGTAGCGGTAAGACTTGACGAGATTGCTGCAGTAGTTACTCCAGCGGCTGAAAGCAAAAATTGCGGGTTGTTTGATGAATTGAACAGGATCCCAACTCGGTTGTTGAATGTGCCATCTGTTGCAAAAGCAACTCGCCTATTGCCATTTGAGGGCTGAGGGACGCTGGCCGACAAGAACACCGTCCCCTCATCCTGCCGATACCAACTAGAGAAGTTGCTACCACTAATGCTGGCCACGTCCGCTGATCGCGTGGCCGCTGTGCCCGTTGTGGGGATGTAGCTGGTGGGGAAGGCTCCGGCTTCTAGCTGGGCGCCCCAGAGCAGCACTCCTTGGGAAGTGGCGTCAAAGCCTACTGTGCTGCCGCTGCGCAACGTAACGCGCATGGCGCCCGACGTTCCGTCTGATGTTTGAGTAATTCCACAGCGATACCATCCGTTTCCAACAGGTTGAATGAAGCCCCCGGTTGCGGCAGTTGCGCCTCCGGCCACCCTGGTTATCAGCGTTCCGTTGGACAAGTCATACCCCTGGGCGTAAAGCGTTGCTCCTATGACGTGAAGAATCTCAATTCTAGAAATCTCTGCCGCCTTGGCGTAGACGCTTGAAGTGTAAGGAGTGCCACTAGTGGCTCCTGCGATGTTCTGTTGAATATAATGAGCGTCAACAGTTGAGTTCCCAACCAGCTTGTCTGCAACGGTCGAGCCATTCGGCGCTATACCCGCATCGGACGTAACTGTGGCAAGCGTTTTAACCCAGCTTGCATTATCAAACTCCTCACTCCGCACCAGCAGATTCGTCCTCTGCTCCTCCACCAGCAACCCCAGGCTTTCGCCCGTGGTCGGGTTGTGGTCGAAGCGGGGGGCAGAGTTGATCGTGCTGGTGGTGGGGATGTATTCGCCTACGGTGCTGGATTGCTCTAGTTGGGCGCCCCAGATGTAGATGCCAGAGGTGCCGTCTCCGGTGTGAGTTGAACCGGCACCTGTAGCATTGGAAGTCCAGATGTAAGCAATGTTTGACGCACTAACTGTCGTCGTACCTCTGACAGAGCACCTGAACCATCCATTACCAACGGATGTAATACTACCAATACCGGATCCGGTAATTACCGTATCTACCGTGCCCGCTTGGAGATTGAACTTGACATTGGAATAGCTACCATCTGTTGCGTTGAAGACAGTCAGGATAGCAAAGTTGCGACCTGCAGCTTTCAGGTAAACGCTATAAGAGACTGGCCCGTTAGCGAGTGATGCACTTTGTTGGATTCGGTGAAACGTTGAAGCTGAAGTGTCTTCTACCAGTTTGCCTGCGGTATTAGTGCCATTAGGAGCTATGTCCTGATTAGCGATAACACTAGCGTTGTTACCAGAAACGCTCCACGTAGTCCCAAACTCCTCACTCCTCAACAGCAGATTTGTCACCGCATTGCGAATCACTCCCTGGCTATCGACATAGGTGCCACTGGTTTGGCGGGTGAAGCTGATCAGGTTCTGGCCTGATACGGCATCGGTCAGGCTCTTGTTCTCCGCAAAGCGCAGGTCGAGTGAGGGATTGCTGCCGGCCAGGCCCCAAAGCGTCGGAATCCTGTCCACCTCAAGGATATATCTGAGTGTCGAGGTATCTTGCCGTTCGATAACCACGAACACACGGTCCTGGTTCAGGATGAAAGCCGGGCCCAGGGTCACCGTTGACCTCGAGTCGCGCGGTGACCGGATTCCGACCACCGTCGAAGGCGCACCTGGATTTCCGACTCCGTTCACCTGCCGCACCAAGGCAACCCTGCCTACAGCGCGATGCTTTGCTGTTAAGCCCCTCTCGCTATATGGCCGGATCGTGATCGTGTACGCACCCTCTGTCGCGCCAATGCCGTCGGTAATCTCGTAGACGTCAACAGCTCCGTCAATCCTGGTCGCGCTTGCAAAGCCCTTCCTGCGCGCATCCGTAATCGGCCCTACCAGGGTTACCGGGCCAACCAGGAAGCTCTTGTTGCGATCTCCCCAACGCTTCAGCTTATCGGTAACAGCCATGCGGCCAAGAACCTCCGGATGCCTTCGATTCTAGTAGGGGCATTCAGTACAGCCAGGCAGCAGCGGGCTTCGCGTCAGGTGTGCTACTGAATCTCCCGCCGTTTCTGGTGTCGATATGAATGAAGCCCCTGTTACGCCCGTCACCAAATCCTCCGCTCCAGCGCTTGATCAGCCAGGCATAGAATTTCTGCAGTGAGGCGCCGACTGGATAGATGTCCAGCGCCATGCCCCGCGTGTGGTAGCTGTTTGGCACGCCGCCCACTTGCGAATTGATTGGCTCCGGCCGATAGCCACTGGTGACACCGATCGGGCCATCCCAGGCCTCGCGTATGCTGTCGAACTCCTTGCAGAGCGCAAGGATTGCCTGCTCGATGGCGCTGCCGGGGATCGGCTTTCTGCGCAAGTCGTACTGCAGAACCTCGCCCACTGTGATGTACTTCCCCACTGGACAAGCAAAATTGCTCCAATCGACGCGCTTGACTTGTGCTGTTTGCGGTGCTTCCGGTGCAGGTTTTGCGGACTCTGCTTTCCAGTGAGGCAGGAATGCGGCCCAGCGTTCTCCGGAATCCTTCAGCGTGAACCAGGCATGACTGTCTGCGGGGATCTCGTCGACCTGCGTGACGACAATCGAGTTGCCTTTGCCGTAGGCCCGCTTGCCGGCTTCAGACAGGTACTGCGAATCAATCGGCGCTTTCTTTAGCACCGTGCCTTGCGTGGCTGTGAATACAGTCATTCCATTGTCCTCCTTGGCCCAGATTTCGCCTTCTCGCCTGCGGCGATCAATCAACCCCGGAAGCGGGCCACCACCTGCGTTGACATACAGGCTAAGCGCTTGAGGCATCTGCGCGTACGCTTCGGGTCGTGTGGCACCTTCCCTGAGGACACTGGTGATCGTCTCGAATCCCTCTGAGCCATAGAACCTTGGCCCGAGATTCCACGCGAAGCTCAGCAACACTGCCTGGCGGCGGTACCCAAGGCGGCTCCAGCCCGGGATCGATTCCAATGCCGGCACATAAGTCTCCCTCAGGAGCTCCATGAGGTGCGCCTTGCAGATCCTGCTATCACAGACATCCCCCATGCGGACTGGCTGACCGCCTGGATAGACGGTGATTCCAGCGCAAATTGTCGGGATGCCGATTGGATCGAGATACGCCTCTTCCTCGACGCCCTCAAAGCTCTCAATTAACTGGACTGCCGCTGCCAGGGTCAGGGAATTGCTGTCCATTGATTGCCGCAAAGCGTTTCGTCATCCGGGCCATCGGTTCGCGACCCTCCATCATTTCGACCGCTAGATGCTGCGCTGCTGGTTCGCTGTATCCCTTGGACTGCAGCAGTTCGTACATCCGGAAGAATGTGTCCAACCGGGTGTCGACCTGATCGCCGTCAGACATGACCTCAGCGGCAAGATGCCGAGAGGCCTCCCCAGGCACGCCGCGATCGACGAATCGCCTGGAGAGGACCTCGTAGACCTCGGGGCTACCAGCAAGCCGCATTCACATGCCCGCAGTCCCTAAAAGGTTAGCTAACCGCGCATGCCGGTCATCATCATGATCGCATCAGCTGGAGTAGCAATCCGCTGAGTGGACATGAATTCGTTGACTTTGTTGGCCAACGCCTGCTTGGCCTCTGTTCCGCTGGCTTTCTGTAGTTCGCTCACATAGCCATCCAGGAGCGCTTGCCTCTGGGTGCTGCTGATCTCGGCTTGTACATCACCACGAATGGCCTGCTGCTGCAGGGCAACCTGCGGTTGCATTCGATCAGGCGCACCCGGGGGCGCGGAGAAGACCAGCTCGGCGGCAGGGTTGCGCCGTACGGGGACGGCGGTATTGGGAGGAGCAATCATGGGAAAAGCCCCGCACTGGGCGGGGCTGTGATGGTCAGTGGATCAGACCTCGGAAACCAGCACCTTGCTGCGCAGGGCGTCCGGGGTGGCCTGCGACAGGATCTGCCAGGCCATGGCGGGATTGCGCTCGCTCACCTGCGAGAACACCGACCAGAAATCCGAACCGGGGGCGCCGGCCTGGACATTCGGGTCGGGCATCTCGAGCTGAGGTCGCTGGTAGCTCGGCGCCTGTGGGGCATAGAACTGCTCGCTGGCGGTCACCTCAGCAGCCAGCCGATCCTGCGGGGTCTCGACCGGATACGGCCCCTGGGGACCGTAGAAGTCGGTAACGTAGTTGGCCAGCAGGTCGGGGTCGGTCAGCAGCAGGTTGTAGGCCGAGTTGTCTTCCGCAGCGGCGCGGATGACGTCATGGGCATTGACCAGTTGCTGCTGAACACCCTGCAGTTCCTGCAGGGCCTGAGCGGTGTTCTGCGCCTGGGTCAGCAGGGCATCCTCAACCACACAGGCATAGCGGTTCAGCAGTGCAGGGGCCTCGGCGCCGAAGTGCTGCAGGACCTCAAGACTTTCGTTGCTGACGCTTGCCAGATACTCGTCGGCGACGCTCTGGCTCTGGGTTTGCGGCTGGCTGTACGCCGGTGCTGAGACCGGGGAGTAAGCCGGCGTTTGTGGGAATGCTGAGATCAGCGGCGCCGAAACGGACGGAGCCGCCTGGTAGCTGGCCGGCGCCGACTGGTAAGCCACCGGGGAAGGGGCCACCTGTTGGATCATCGGCGAGGAGTACGCCGGGGCCGGGGAGGGCTGCGTCGCGTTCAAACTGGCGAGGAGCCCCTGGTACGCCGCCTGCCATGGGTTGGCCTGCGGGGCCGAAACCGGCGCTTCCGGAGAATACGCCGGTGCCGCCGTCGGGTACGAAGGTTGGACCGGCTGGACCTGCGGGGAAGCCATATTCGGCGCGACCGCGTTCGATGGGACCGAGGATGCCGGGATCGTCGGTACCGCTGTCATCGTTGTACTGTCCTGCATAGGTCAGTTCTCGCTTAAGGAAATCAAGGGCTCGATAGATGTATGGCGTCAGATCAAGCCTGGGGTCTGCCAACATCGGCAGATCCGGCGCCTGTGGATGCGGGATCTGCTGCAGATTGGAAATGAGCGACAGGAACGTCCCAATGCTTTGCTGGGTGGCCTGCGCCATTCGGAATGGATAGC